AGATATTCTAAAAAAGCAACTGAATTAGCTAATAAAAATAATTCAACTACATCTAGTAGTGGATATATTAATAGGCTAAAGAGGTGTTGATATGGCATTAAGTAAGGAATATCTCAGAGAAAAAGTAAAACAAGCTATAAAACAGATGCCAAGCGCAGGGTATGTAGTTAGGGAAGTATTAAATAATTATAATGAAAAGGCAGGATATTGCATAGTTGGAGAGCTTGAAGGTATATTTTATTCTAAAAGTACTACAAGAAATTTAGGTATAACAATAGATAATGCTGGAATTAATATAGAACAAGCTGATAAAAATTATTTAGTAGATTTTAATGATATTTCTAAGAACATTAGAACAACTGATTTTATTTTCATAGATAACAAATGTTATAAAATTATTGATCCAGGTGAGAATTTAGAAATTTATTGTTTAATCCAATTAAATAAACATTATCTTATAAAGAATCAAGATACCATTATAGATAATGATGAAATATATCCATTAATGGAATTGCCATTGGATTTAGATTTAAAGGTGGTATGATTATGGGAATTAGATTAGATGCTACTGGATTACTTAATGGTTTATCAGAAATGGAATTTAAAGTGCAACAAGGAACACGATTATATGCTGAAACTGCTGCAACTAAGATGATAAATGATGCAAAAAGAAATGCACCATGGACAGATAGAACTGGTAATAGTAGACAAACTATGGATAACGAAATTATTAGTAAAGGAAAATCTATGGAAATTAGATTAAGGGGAAATACACCTCATTTTAAATACTTAGAATTATGCCACGAAAAGCGTAATGCAATCTTATGGCCAACTATTCAAAAGTGGTCTGGACAAGTTTTAAGTGGATGGGTGAAGGTGATTAAATGATAGTTAAATTATTTGAATATTTACAAGAAAAAGAAATAGATGTTTATTTTGTAGGACAGCATAAAGATGAGTGCAAAAAACCATATGTTGTTTTAAAAGATGATGGAACAAATAGTTTAAATGGTAAAACAGGAACTTCATTAATTGATGTTCTTTTTTTTATACCTGAAAACAAGTTTACAAGGTGTGAATCGTATAAAAATGATGTAAAAAGATTGATTAAGCAATTTGGAAAAATAAGATATACAGGCGTTGAAACTGGAATTGTAGTTGATGATCAAAAGAAAGCATTAACATTTTCAATTTTATATGAAAGTTATAAAAGATTAATTTAGGAGTGTGATAATATGGCAATAGAAAAATTAACTGAAAAACCTATAGTTAATATAGTTAGAGTAGAAATTGTAACAGAAGAAGAAGCACCAAAAACTTATAGGTTTGATACTGCATCAGAGGCTACTTATGCACCAGTCGTGAGTGAAGGTAGTGAAGCTATACTTAGAGTAAAAAATACTATATTAGCTACAAACAGAACTGAAGATATACAATATGGTTCAGATATAAATTTAACTCAAGTAGTTATGGTGCCAGAAGTATTAGCCATCGTAGATGGTGGAAGCCTTGTAACAACTGGTGAATCATCATCATTAAAGGTAACGGGATATAATCCTCCATCAGTAGGAGCTGTAGTTAATAGGACTAAATTTACAACTAAAATATATACAGAGGAAAAAGATGGTGATGGCGAAACATTAGGATACCAATGTTTTGCATTCAAGGGGTGCAAAGGTAAACCAGTATCATTTACATTTAAAGATGGTGAGTTTATGTCACCTGCTTATACTATATCAAGTAGAGTAAAAAAAGGGATAGCTCCTTACAATTTAGAATTTTTAGAGGAATTACCATCATAGAAAGGAAGTTAATTATGAACGTAACAAGTATAGAACAATTAAAGAATATTGCTAAAGGACAAGTTGTAGAGATATTAGGTTGGGGGGAAGAACCTTTTATTTGCAGATTGAAAAGACCTTCCTTATTAAGTTTAGTTGGAAGTGGGAAAATACCTAATCCTTTATTAAGCGCAGCATATATATTATTTAATGGTCCTCAAAACACTAAAGATGTTATTAGTTTGAGTGAAAGACATGAGTTATTAACTATAATAGCTAAAGAATCATTAGTTGAGCCGACTTATCAACAATTAGAAGAAATGGAATTAGAACTTACAGATGCTCAACTTACAGAAATTTGGAACTATAGTCAACTTGGGGTTAATGCTTTGGTATCCTTTCGTAAAAAGCAGCAATATAATGAGAATAATAAAAATAAGTCAAAAATACAAGGAAAGGCCAAGTAGTGTTCTAGGTATAGATGACAATACTTTGGCTTTTCTTTTTGATGAGGCTGTAGATTATATCTTATCTAATAGAGGAACTAGAGAGATAGAAAAAAATAATAAGAGATATATTGAAGAATATTGGATAAAAGAGCCTAATTGGAGTGATAAGGAAGAGTTGAAGAGTAATAATAAACCTAAAAACAACTCTTCTCTTATTAATGAAATGAAAGAGAATTTAAAAAAATATAAATAACAACATTATCCAATTATAGTGTATAATAAGTTTATTATGTATTATAGGGGGATAAATGTTATGAAAAAAATAATTATGTATTTACTTTTTACAACTACTTTAGTTTTCTATGGATGTGGAGCTCAAACAACTATTGAAGATATAAATGAAATGTATTTTGATATCTCTATACTGGTTGATGAATTAGGTGAAACAACAGCATTAACAGAAAAAGAAGTATATAAGAGTATACGAGAGGAATGTAAAAAGATTTCAGATGATGTTAGTAATATAAAAGGAAATGATGATATTAAAATTAAATTACAAGAGGTTTGTAATAATATAAATGAATCTTGTAAATATGGATATGAAACTAATATAAATATAAGTAATGAAGGTTGGGAAAAAAGTACAGAATATTACCAACAAGCCTATGATAAACTTGAAGAAGTAAAAGAAGTATTAGAATAATTAAAAGAACTCGAAAGAGTTCTTTTTTTATACCCAAATTTCAAGGAAGGAGGGAATAAATGAGTATAAATGCAGGAAGTGCAGTAGCTTATTTGGAGCTTGATTATAGCAAATATAGCACTGGATTAATGACAGCAAGACAACAATTAAGCACATTTACAGATAATACACAAGAAGCTGGTACTAGAATACAAGCATTAGGAGGAGCGATTACAGGTGTTGGAGCGACCTTAACTACAGGATTAACAGTTCCATTGGTTGGAGTAGGAGCAGGAGCATTAACTGTAGCTGCTAACTTTGAAGAAGGCATGTCGAAAGTACAGGCATTAAGTGGGTCAACTGCA